GTTGACGCGATGCGAAAACATTCACGGTGACAAGTACATTTACCCTGTTGAAAAATGGGGTAAATATAACAGTAAAACAAAGGTTGAAATAGTGTGTCCTAAACACGGACCGTTTTTTCAATCGTTAAGTAATCACGTACATTCTGTTAACCCAACAAAATGCCCGTCTTGTTCACATAACAGACAACCAACAAGGTCTGAGAGGATCAAACAAGCAGTTGCCGTACACGGGTTTAAGTATGACTACAGCAAATGGCCGTTAAATGTGTCAGCGTCTACACGTGTGAGTACATCATGTAATTTGTGCAACCATGTTTGGGAACACTCGGTAGATAACCATGTGAGAGGTAGGAAGTGCCCTAATTGCCCAACACATTTAGCCAAGGTGAACGCCGACCACTCTACGGCAAACGCAATGAACCGTAAATACGACATGTGCAGAAACCACATTGCCGCGGCCAATGACCGTCACAGTGGGAAATACGACTATTCGTTGATCAGTGATTTCTTTAACGTCAAAGACCTTCAATCTATTGTTTGTCCAGATCATGGTGTTTTCCATTCTGTGTTTTCCAATCACTCTATGAATGGTTCACAGTGTCCTAATTGCATGAATGAGATAATGAAGAACAAATATTGTTTTGGTTTTGACCAATGGGTGTCGATACTGAGTGAAATACACCCTGATTTAACATTTCGTGAACATGGAAATGGTTCGGAAACAGCAAAAGATAAAATAATAGCAAAATGTAAACATCACGGAGAATGGCAAACGTCGATCGATTCATTACGGGCAGGCGCATCTTGTCCTAGTTGTAGTGGACAGTCACAGAAATTTTTATATGTGAACAATGTAGGAGGTGTGTGTCTTAAATACGGCATTGCCAAGGATGTGAACATTAGACTGCGTAATCAGAATAAAAGAAATCGCATACAGATGGAAACACTCATTGTTTTTGAATTCTCAGAATATTCATCGTGTAGAGCTTGCGAAAGTGCTATTAAGAAAACCGTGAAAAGTGTTATGTCACGCACCGACCTCGAAGATGGTTGGACAGAAACATGTTCACACTATGACATTGAAACAATAATAGAAAAAGTATCAGAATACGGTGGTGTTAAAATATGACATTAGACATAAGTAAATACGAATTTCCAGATGTGAAACCGTTTGACCAAAATTGGAAATGGTTTCACAAATACCCCCACGACATTCTCACAGGTGTTGTTCCTGCTGGTAAGTTGATGCGTCTTGCCGCTGAACGTCACTTCAAAGACCTAGAACGTAATGAGTTATATGTTGATGAACAAGCTGCTAAGTCTGTTGTTGCATGGTTCAAATTCGTACCAATCACTGACGGAAAGGATGCCGGCAGACCAACAACACTACTACCTTGGCAGATATGGTTGGTAGTATCACTTATTGCGTGGAAATGGAACGAAAACAGTTTTGATGATGATGGTAACCCTATACATGTAGTCAACGAAAGACGATACAACCAGACCTTCATCCTTGTTTCGCGTAAAGCAGGTAAATCAACACTTGCTGCTGGTTTAATGCTTTACCTCATGCACAAAGCAGGTTATCAACCAAGAGCATACTCACTGGCAACAAAACGCGATCAAGCAAAAATAGTGTTAAAAACAGCTCAGGTTATGATTAACTTATCACCTCGTTTGAAGTCGATATTTAATGCGCGAACCAATGATATTATCACAGACAAACACGGTGAATTTAAAGCGTTAGCCAGTGACAGTAATGGTTTAGACGGATTGAATCCTGACGTAATTTCCCTTGATGAATGTTTGATAAGTGGTACGAAAATATCAAATAAAAACATAGAAGACATAGTTTCTGGTGACGTTGTAGATACTTATTGTGAGTTAACGAAAACAATAACAAAAGGTGTTGTTGGCGACACTTACGTTAATCGTTTCGTTGGTGAACTTATTGTTGTGAACAATTTAATCAAATCAACACCAAACCACCCTTACTTTGTACGTGGTGAATGGGTCGACGCTGAATACTTGAATATTGGTGATGTGTTAATGCAATTGGATGGGTCTGATGTCGTAGTTGAATCAATCCGTCACGAACCGTTTGAAGGTGACGTTTACAACTTCGAGGTTGTTGGAACACACACATATTTCGCAAACAACGTACTCATGCACAATTGTCATGCGATTAAAGATCGCAACCTTTACGGTGTTGTTGTGTCTGCATTCGGTGCTAAAACAGAATATCTAAATATTGTTATCACAACAGCAGGGTTTATTCTCGATGGGTTATGTACCGATTTATACAAGAATGGTGAGGCTGTACTCGAATGTCGTGTTGAACAAGATAATTACTTCTACGCTATGTGGCAGATAGATAAGGAAGATGATTGGTCAGACCCTCAATGTTGGTATAAGTCGAATCCTGGTACTATTTATGGTTTACCATCCATGAGGTACCTTAACGACCGTTACAAAGAAGCATCATTGTCTTTCCATGAAAAAGCAAACATGTTAACTAAGCATTTAAACCTGTTTGTTAACGGTGCCGACAAATGGTTAGACATGGACAAGGTACAAGCGTGTGCTATTGATGACCTTGACTTCGAAAAGTACAAACATAAAAAATGTTATATCGGTTTCGATAGATCGTTAGGTGGTGACGTAACCAGTTTGTATGTTCTATTTCCGGACGATGATGGTGGGATAACTATTTTCGGATTTAATATTCAAACACAAGCCGCTGTTAACGAATCAACGGATTACCTTAGAAAGATTTACCAGAAAGCGGAGTCTGAAGGTTATATTCGGTTGATCGATACAGCAACCAGGATCCGTAACGAACACGTAAAGCAATTGATCCGTGATGTATATAATCAGTTACCTTTGTGTGAACATATCGCCTATGACCCGTACAAGATGAAAGAAGTAGCAATGGACCTTGAGGAAGAGGGTTTACCTGTTTTATCCGTTAGCCAGGGTGCTGGTAACTTATCTGAACCGGCCAAGAAATTTGAATCGTTAGTTGAAGATCAACTTCTGCGGTACAATGGTGACACAATGTTCAATTTTGCATGTGAATGCGCAGTGATGGACGTTACCAAATTCAATAACGTGGCAGTGTACAAAACCGATTACAAAACGGAAAAAATAGATCCACTCATTGCTGTTATTATCGCGCTGTCAAGTGCTACACTGTTCAGCAATAACAGTAGTGTGTATAATCACAAAGGGTTAACAGTAATTTAGAGGAAATTAAGATGTCAAAGACCATTATGAAATATTTTGAGTACAAACATTTACCTGACCGTTTGCAAAAAGTGAGTGCACCTATTTGTGCACTCGCAATGAAAATGGATTCCGAATTAATCGATGGTCCTGAAAAGTCGGAAGGTTTACGCAAGTTACTAGAAGCCAAGGATTGTTTTGTTCGGGCAAGTCTGTAATTACAGACCACGCAAACAACAGTAATTTAGAGGGTAATACCAATGCCGAAGAAACAACACCCGTTTCATAATACAGGAGTTAAAACGCCGAAATCGGAACGTACTAAAGAGTATGGTGATGACTTCGGTGTTAACTTGTTTTCAGGTGAATCAAACAGTATCACAGTAAGAAAAGCGATCACGATTGAAACTGTGTTCACTTGCATTAGAGATAAATCGGAAACTGTCGGTAGACTCCCTGTTAGTCTTTATGACAAATCAGAGCCCGGAAAGGTTCGTAAAATAGATGATGGTAGATTGCACAAAATCTTCACTCAGCGACCTAACGACTTCATGACAATGCAAGGTTTCACAGAGTTCATGACCGCCAGTTACGAGCTTTACGGGGCATTTTATGCGTACATTGCGTATAATGACCGTGGAAGTATCATGGAAATCATACCGTTCAAACATCAGCAGAATGTTAAACCTGCAATGGACATGAACGGCCGTGTGTATTTCACGTATGTTACCAATGACGGAAAACCATCAATCGCTTTCGGCATCGATGAACTATTTATCATTAACCAGTTCACGCTTGATGGGTTCACACCTGTTTCACCGATTCAGTATAACGCTAGTTTCCTCAATGGCACTTATGATACTGAAGACACCTGGAACACCTTACAATCAGATGGTATTACAGCACAATTCGCACTAGCTACTGATAAATCAGTAAGCAATGAAGCA